TTTGCAGATCGCTTGTCACAGCATCAATTCTGGCAATGGCAGTTGACAGCAACTTTAAAAGCCTAGTATAATGTAAATAGCAGTCAGATGCTTATTCCAACGAGGCACTAGAAATAGTGCCTTTGTTGTTTGCCTTTGTAGTTCAGTGGATAGAACAATGGACTTCTAAGCCATGTGTCGCAGGTTCGATTCCTGCCAGGGGCACAAATGCGGTATAATACTTACGAGGAAATGTTTTGTCTGAAAGGATGCAATGGAAGAGTTCAATAATGACTTTGACCGTGAGCATGCCGAACAGGTAATCGAGCACCTAATCGAACTTGGTGCTGCAAGCTGGGACGGGATGGACGCTGATGGTGAACGTATGTTTACTTTCAACATGGATGTAATCCAAGAAGAAATCCCAGAACTATATGCAGTTATCATGGAAGATTTAGATGCAACTATGATGGAATTGTATCAAAAAGGCTTAGCCGAATTAGAATATGATGAAGAGTTAAATGCTCATTTCAAAATAACCGAAGAAGGAAAAGCTTTATTAGAAGAACTTGGTTTTGATTTTTTTGGTAATTCAGAAGATCAAGAACAATAACAAATAAGCCTAAAGGTGGTAAACATGGATAACAATCAACAAGCAGCAGGAAAAGGCAACGAGCAACCAGCTTCAGCAACTCCTGTCACAGAACAAGCGGGACCAGCAGCAGGAATTAAGACTCCTAATGTAACTGATCTCGGTACACACAATCCAACAAAGGGTAACGTAGGTTCACCTTTCACTGGTAAAGATGTATCAATGACAACTCCACAATATGCAGGCGGTCCAATCGCTACAACAGAAGCGGGTTCACACGCATAATGGAAGCGTCAGATTTAAAAAAGTTTTTTGAGGATGTAACTAATTTAGTTAAAGCTATAGGTACATCATCTTCAGCAAACGAAGAGCGTGACGAAAGAAGCGTTGAAAATTATGTTAGACAAAGTGCTAACACAAACACTAGTAATATAGGAGGCAGTATCGTGTCAAACACAACAGAACCAGATCCAAAGGGTGACATTGCAGTAACAAAAGATTTTCCATCAGCAGCAGGCGGTCCATTGGTTAACCAAGAAACTCGTCCAACAGATGGAGCATCAGTTGCAGCAGCACCAAATGGTGATTCAGCAGTTGTTCCTAATCAGGAAACAATTCCAAGCTCAGCAACATCAGCACCAGCAGCATCTCGTGAAAGCGAAATGGCTCAAGCAGACAAGGTTACAATCGCTAAGGGCGAGAAGTGCCCAACTTGCGGTGCAATTGCTAAGGGTGATGAAACAGAAGCTCATGATGCAATCGAAAAGGCAGCAAATTGCCCAGATTGCGGTAAGGAGCTAAATCTTTGCAATTGCGTTGGTAAAGCAGTAGATGCAGAATCAGCAAAGGAAGATGCAAAGGAAACCGCAGCAGACGAGAAAGCAGAAATGAATAAGTCTCTCTGGGGTGGAGCGTTCGCACCAATCATCAAGTAACTAAATATATACGTATATATTGACACAAGGACGGTAACCCCGTCCTTGTGTGTTTCAGAAAGGTAAACATGAGAGTATTAGTATTTGGGTCAAAAGATTATACAGACTACAATGAATTCATTAGACAGATGACTGTTTTGATTGATGATAGAAAACATTTCTATCCTGATGATAAAGAGTATTTATTTGTTCATAAAGGTCAGCGGGGTGCTGAAAACATGGTCACCGAATACATTGGTAAAGTAGAGAAGATGCTACGACAAAATGGATACAAGATCAAAGAAGAATTAGTTAGAAGTAAAGACATTAACGTAGACTATAATCTTATTGAAAGTAATCCAGACTTTGCTTTGGTGTTTGGTGAATCTGCAAAAAACAGACAATGCATTAGATTGCTTGAAGCAATGGGTATTGCTTACAGATATGTAAAGGATTAAAGATGGATTTAAGAGGCATTCCTACACCAATATGTCCTCAGTGTGGATCAGATGTATTAATAATTTCTGCTAGATTTGATCCAGAAACTTATCAAATAGTCATGTATCATCTAGATGCTACATGTGGTATTTGTGGAACCCTCTTGACAGCTCCGACTCCAGTTGATATAATAGGTAATGATGGAAACGCAGATATTTGAAGAAGTTATCACAACTGATAGCGGTGATCATGAACGCTTTTCACATTATGCAAACAAAAACGAAATAACTGAATCAATGATTACGGGTAAACCTATTCGTGCTTTATGCGGTAAGGTTTGGACTCCAAGCAGAGACCCAAATAAATTTCCCCTCTGCCCTACATGCAAAGAACTATTCGCACAATTACCTAAGGGGTAAAATGGCATCAAGCCGTATTGTAGTTTGTCCACAATGTAAGCGGGAACTCGAAGTACGTTCTGGCTTTGCACATCATACATTAAATAATCATATATCAAGGGAACATAAATGACACACGATGAATTGCTGGCAAAAATAGATGAAGAAGGTGAATTCCTTGTTCAGTATTTTGATTCAAAGCCTATAGTTCATTCTGCCCTTCGTGCAGTAGTCAAGTTACATAAGCCACATCTATTTGGTGTTGGGGAAATTGTTTGCTCTGCTTGCGAAGAGTGGACAAATGAAGGTCCTTATCAACTGTCTTACCCTTGCCCTACTATTTTAGCTATTACGGAGGAATTAATGTGATTGAAGTTTATTTAACACTTGAAGAAATTCAAGCAAGCATCGAATTTGCTGACAATCTACAAAGAAACAAAATTGTAGATAAGAAATTTGATCGCAACAATAGTTCATGGGCTGTAAGCCTTATGGGGCATTTAGGCGAAAAAGCTGCTGCAAAGGTATATGGTGGCGATGTAGACCATAGCCTATTAAAGGGTGGGGACAACGGAACAGACCTTACGATTGATGGCATTACCTATCAAGTAAAGACATCCACTACAAAGAACCTTATATTTAATGCAGCACATCTATTCACAGCAGACAAGGCTATCTTAGTTCAATTAATTGGAGATAAAACCCAACCACATATTGATTCACACTTTATTGTGTGGGGGGATATTCCAAGAGAACGATTCATGCAAGTATATAAGATCAAAAATTATGGGTACGGTGACAGATTAGTTTGTGATACAAAAGATATTACCAAACCCCTATTGACAACAAAAACAACGATTTGATACAATAGACATATGCAAACATTTCTACCGTATCCTGCAATGCGGGATAGCCTTGATGCTTTAGACAATAAGCGTCTCAACAAGCAAATATTAGAAACTTATCAGATACTCAAAGTATTGTCTGGTCAATCACAATCAAATGCGTGGCGTAATCATCCTGCTGTACTAATGTGGGAAGGTGCTGAAAATGAACTCTGGCGTTATGGTCAAACCGCAATGGCGTTAGCAGAGATGCGTGATATTAAAACAGATAAGAACAAACAAAACTTTAAAGATTTAGCTAAGATTGCTGTACTATCTTGGGGTGACGATGAACCATTGTGGCGTAAAAGTCCAACAGTTATCAAGCGTGTCAATGCTACACACAAAGCCAACTTGTACCGCAAAGATCCAATTTACTATGAAGAATTTGCAGATGCAGTAAACAGTCCACATAATCAACCTTGTTGTGAAGGTTGTCTATATTACTGGGTAACACACCCAAGAAAGAAGAAATAATGAAAAAGAATAATGTAGCGGTCTCACAAAGAGGCTTGAAGCGTGATGCTAAGAATAAAGAAAGACTTAAAAGAGCAAAAGCATTAAGAGAATTTAACGCTTTGGTTCGTCCTCTAAAAGAAAAAGCAATGATGGAAGCGTGGATGAAGCAACAAGAAGAAGAGCGTAAGAAACAAGAAGAAGCCAATAAGGTTGAAGAGACAAAGGTAGAGGAGACTGTAGAGTGAAGGTCTATATTGCAGGTCCAATGACTGGTAAAGAGCATCATAACTTTCCAGCATTCTTTGAAGCAGAAGAGCAACTTGTTAAGATGGGTCATGAACCATTAAATCCTGCATGGAATAATGGAGAAACTTTAGAAGAAGCAATTGCAAACGTAGATGAAGATGGCAGATCTTGGCTTGAATACATGAGAAAAGATATGGTGTATCTTTCTCAAGCTGATCTTATTGTAGTGCTTGATGGTTGGCGGGAATCTCGTGGTGCTTGCTTTGAAGTAGATGTTGCTAATGCACTTAACATCCCAGTAATGATTATTAAAGATGATAAGTTAGTCCCACGTATTCAGATTATGGGTCTTGCAGGTTATGCTAGATCTGGTAAAGATACAGTTGCAGAAACTTTGGTTGAGCAAGGTTGGGAGAAAGCTTCATTTGCTTCACCAATTAAAGAAGCAATGTATACACTTAACCCTAAAGTTGCATATGATATGGAAGACCTTGATTATCAGCATGTAGTTGACACGTATGGAATTGATGATGCAAAGGTTAAGTATCCTGAAGTACGTAGATTGCTACAGGTGTTTGGCACAGAAGTTGGTCGTGAAATGTTCGGTCAAAACTTTTGGGTAGAGCAAGCAATTGCATCTGTACCAGACGGTGGCAAAGTTGTATTCTCAGACGTTCGATACCCAAACGAAGCAAACTCTATTCGATATCTCGGCGGTCAAATTTGGTGGGTTCAACGGGATGGCGTAGAAGCATTAAACGATCATCCATCTGAGAATTCATTAGACGGTTTTATGTTTGATAATACAATTAACAATAATGGAACTATAGATGAACTAAAGCAACAAGTGTTAGACGGATTAAACATTCATCTTGTGTTGACAGAAGCATAGAGTAAAGGGTATAATAAGATATGACAAACATTGAACCTCTAGGGTCTTTAATTTTAGTTGAACAAATTGAGCAAGGAGACAAGAAAACCTCATCAGGTCTTGTTCTTGTTGCAACAACTATGGATGCTGATTTAAAGCGTGGAAAAGTTATTGCAGTAGGTCCAGGTGATCGTGATAATGATGGAAACATCTATCCAATACCATTGACACAAGGCGACATTGTAATATATAATGAAATGCAAGCTACAGAAGTAACAGACGAACTAAATAATAAATACAAATTCATTAACTGGCGACAACTTTTTGGAAAGGAAGTATAATGCCAAAGATTATTTTAGATTACGACAAGGCTCACAAGTTTGTTGAAAAGAACAAGAAGGAAGGTTTCTTCTGGGATGGCTGGACCATTATTAAATGGTCACCAAGTAACAACGGTTACATGGAAAAGAATGGCATGCTCCGTAATAATAAATGGGGTTATGCTAACCGTTATGAGTTAAAAGATAACGGAACATGGGAATTAAATGACAAGTACTCAAAACTTCTTTGAGAAGTTAGGTATTGATAAGGAAGATATTCAGTGGTATCATCTTGCTGCTTGCAAGAATATGCGTATTGATTGGTTCTATGATGACTACGAGTCTGATAAAGAATTGTCAAAGCAGATTGATCAGGTTTGTTTGCATTGCCCCGTCATTAAACAATGTCATGCACAGGGTGTAGCAAATAAAGAAAAAGGTGTTTGGGGTGGTATCTACATGGATCTTGGTAGACCTGACAAACAGCATAACTCTCACAAAGACGATGAAGTCTGGAAACAGTTAAAAAAAGTTCATGGCAAAAATAACGTACACCGTTGAAATGGCAAAGAAATTACGGGGACTAAAACCTCCCGTAAAAAATCTTATAATGGATGTTAGAGCAAGACCTAACTATCTAGCTTTAACTGTTTACGAATCTAATATCATGGAATACAACGAGAGTCAACGTATGCAGATCATGGAATATTTATTGATGTGCAGACAACTTATTCAGTCATACGGAACTCCGTGTGAATTAGAGGGGATGAAATACACTGATGAGCAAGCAAGACAACAACGACAACAACGATGAACTTGAAGATGTAGAAACATACGTCTACATCCCAGACGAAGGCATCTATGGAACAATAGTTAGATATGGTGCATGGGCATCAATGATTAATTATTATGATGGTGGAGTTAGTTACACCGTTGAATTACCAAATGACGAGTTTATTGTTGTGGATGAGACTGGTGTGGGCTACTATACCGAAGAAGAAGAAGGGTTTGGATACCCAGAAGATGAGGAATATTTATAATGCAATGTTTTAGTTGTGGAAAAGTAAAAAACCAGCTTCAGCCTACAAAATCCTCTATAATGGATGGTATACAGCTTTTTATGTGTCAAATGTGCATAGACGCTGGGTATGAGCCTAGATGGGTTATTATCTTGGCGGGTCGTCAAAAAGGTCCTGATAAGGTCAGGAAGCATATCATTAACAGACTTTACTTAGGTAAGGCTATCACTGCGGAGGAATTAATTGCTTAAGAT